TTTAAGTGACAACGAAGATTATTCTAACGCGATTGTTGAGAGCAATTTTTTAAATTATAATCTGACATCAATCACAGCTACATCACGTCAAAGAATTGCGTTACCGGCCCCCACAGGCGGCGCAGTGTCTACAACTGCAGTAGCAACAGAAGCGTACGACACTATAAGCAGCATCATTGTACAAAACAAATCCGCTGTTGATGTTTTATATATGTACTATTATGAAGCAGTTGGCTCTGTGACGGGTACGTTCAATGTAAGCAACAGCTCAAGTTATTTTAGATTCGTGGACACGGTAAACAGCAATTTTATTTCTGAAGGCGCAGGACTTGCAACGCATTTACGTGTTGTTGCGACTCCGAATACTTATAACGAGACATTCGTGCATTCCGTTTCTGAACTAACAGCGAATAGCGTGTGGGTAGAGGGTAGTGTTTCAAGTGCGACAATTGTGGGAACGATTAACTTGCTCCGTCTTAATGCGCTTAAGATACCACCTTTGGGATATTTGGTTACGTCTTCAGCTTACACAGAAAGACCTGTGGGCGGTGCGTCTGCGTATCTGTTCCCGCTGGAATTTTTTGGAAAGACTTCGCAATCTGCTACAATTTACGCAGACATTTTGATTATGGGAACATAAATGAAGAAGATGCACGACATACAACATCCCGCTGTGATGAAAACTTTTCTTGATGCTGTTGAAGCTGGGAACTTCATTTCTACGGCGTGCGGATTGGCTGGCGTGCACTATGTGACTTTGAGGCAGCTCCTCGTTCGCGCTGGTAAAGAGAGAAAGAACAGAAGGCTTGGGCGTGAAACAAATCCTCAGATGGATTGGGCTGTACAGTTCATTGAAGACTACGAAAAAGCATCTGCAAAAGCTGAAGCTAAAGATTTAGAGTTGATACACGAAGCGGCTAAATCGCAGTGGCAAGCCGCCGCTTGGCGTCTTGAAAGAAGATTCCCGAAACATTGGGGCCGTACATATAAGTTCACGAATGAAGAAGAGTCACGCAGGGCCGAAGCGTCAACAAAGAAAGTCAACGGAAAATCTCTCGATAAGATGACAACGGATGAACTTGAAAATCTTATGAAGAAAATTGCTGAAGAGCAAAGCGCATGAAGTCGGTTGTTCGTACGCGTCAAATGCGTGAAAGTGATAGAAACTTTGTCACAAAATCTTGGATTGAAACATACAGACATTGTGCACCTGTGCGTCACGTATGCAATGACGTTTATTATGTCGGGCAATACAAGCGCATTATTAAAATCTTAAGCGTGTGCGATGTTGTGATTGCCGTCAGTGATGAAGACGATGACTTAATGTTTGGATTTTGCGCATACAGCAAAAACAACACTGTGCACTACATCTATGTCAAATCTGCTTACAGAAGATATGGTATAGCTAGAATCATGCTTCACGACGCGGGCATAGAAAAAAATAAACGGGTGACGGTGACACATTGGGACAGCAAAGTGTGCTACTCTATTGGATACGACTGTGACTACAACCCTTATTTTGCGGATGACATATGAAAATCAAAGTCTTGTATGTGAAAGAACCCGTGTATGCCAACGGGATACGTGCAACCCGTTTTGAGGAGAGTGAAAAAACACACATGACAATGCATGAGCACGGGGTTTTGATTGATGCACGTGATATCTCTGTCATTGTTCCGCATGCCAACATCGTGCAAGTGTGCGTGGAAACGAAAGCTCAAGATGCAAGAATCTCGCAAGCAGCTTCTAAGACGACTCGCTAGAGAACGTGCTCGGCGTCGGATGATTATCGACGAAAAGCTTCTCAGGGACATGTCAACGAAGCAGCTTGGGCTTATTCTGGACCCCGCAAAAAGAAAAACGGCAAAGTGTGGGCGTAGAAGCGGAAAGACAACATGCATAGGGACGTATCTTGTTGTAAGTGCAATCAACCACCCTGGGCTTATTACGCCTTACATTGCGCTTTCAAAGGGGCACGCAAGAAGGCTTATGTGGCCCATTCTTCACGAGCTAGACCGAAAGCATGGGCTCAATATTAAGTTTAACGAGACTGAGTTGATGGCGATGTTTTCCAGCGGAGCAAAAATATGGCTCACAGGAGCAGACAGGCCACAAGAGATTGAAAAGTTACGTGGTGGGGCATATCCGCTTGTCGCCATCGACGAAAGCGCATCTTTTGGCCCACGGCTTGAATATTTGATTGATGATGTTTTAGATGCTGCACTGGGCGACTACGACGGTACGTTACTGATGGTGGGAACTCCTGGGGCTGCGTGTGTGGGGAAATTTTACGATGCGACAACGTCGGAGGTGGGGTGGTCTCGTCACGTTTGGACGGTGGTTGACAATCCGCATTTTCCGCGATGGGCAGGACATCAGAATTACAAGTTGGCAGCAATCCAGTGGCTGCATGAAAAAATGAAACAACGCGGTTGGGAGCAGGACAATCCGGTTTTTCGTCGTGAATGGCTTGGAGAGTGGGTACACGATGACGCGAGTCTTGTGTATTGCTACGACAGCATAAAAAACGACTACGACGAGCTCCCAAGCGGCGAATGGCGTTATATCATCGGCGTGGATTTGGGTTACGACGATGCAACGGCTATCAGTGTTGTTGCATATTGCCCTCAGCATCCAGCGGCTTATCTTGTAGAAGATTACAAGGGCTCATCGCTCGATGTTTCCCGCGTGATAGATACTCTTCAGCGTTATGTGGATAAGTACAAGCCTCTTAAAATAGTCGCCGACACAGGAGGCTTAGGTAAGATGATTGTTGAAGAGATGCGTAAGCGCTCTCGAATGAACATACACGCGGCACAAAAGACAGACAAACGCGCACATGTCGAAATGTTAAAAGATGATTTAAGGTGCGGCCGTTTTTTCGCAAAAAAAAGTTCACACTTTGCACAAGAGGCCGCTCTGTTGCAATGGGACGAGTCGGGCGACAAAGAAGATGATAGGTTTGAAAATCATGCTTGTGACGCAACACTTTATTCACACCGCGAGATGCTACACTACTTGCACAAAAAAGACCCCGAACCGGTTGTTGTGGGCACAAATGCTTACTATGCTTTAGAGGCGGAGCGGTTAAAAAAAGAACGCGCTGCTCAAATTTCAAAACGCACAGAAAAGGACTGGTGGGAATGACGGACGAAATTAAGGCATTTATCGTATGGTGTGGAGAGCATGGCGTAAGCTCTTACTCTGATACCAACTGTCAGTTCATGCTCTACAAGAAACAAGGGGCACCACTGAAAAAAGAAGAAGTGGCCGAAACTTACAATGCAGATAAAAATCCAGACGGGCATGTTTATGGTGTTGATGATGACACTTTGTTTATGAGCGGTGGAGGCTGATATGCTCCAATCAGATAGGGATTGGTTTTGGTGGCAAGAAGACAAAGACAGAGCGCACACGTCAGTTTTTCATACAGCAAAGACGCTGCGTGATGAGCAACAATACAGATACAGCAGCAACAAGCGGCATGCGAGGCTTTATGGCAACATTGAACTTATGGGCTTGTATGGTCGTGATTATGCGACAAACAGAAGTACAGAGCGACTCACGTTGAATGTCGTACAGTCTGTAATTGATACAGTGATATCGCAAATTGGGACAAACCAACCGCGCGCACTGGTGCTGACCAAGGGCGGCGATTGGGAGCTTCAACAACGCGCAAAGAAGCTGTCTAAGTTTATTGAAGGCATCTTCTATAAAACCAAAATATACGAAAAAGGCGAGTTGTGTTTTATGGACGCGTGTATCTTTGACGCGGGCGTGCTTAAAATTTACACACACAATGGGGATATATGTGTAGATAGGGTGTTCCCTGATGAGCTTATTGTAGACGACGTGGCCGCTTTGTACGGCGAACCTAGGGAGCTTTTTCACGAGAAGATGGTGTCCCGTGAGCTGCTTATAGAGCAGTATCCCAAGTTTGAAAAAGACATTATGGGCGCAAAAATGCGCATAAGCCCAGGCACACTAAGCAAGTCATCATCACAAGTGTGTGTTGTGGAGGGGTGGCACCTGAGGAGTGGTGAAGATGCTGACGATGGAAGGCATGTGTTGTGCATCGATGGTGCTACGCTCGTAGATGAAGACTACATGCACGATGACTTTCCGTTTGAACGCATGATGTGGTCCCAAAGGCCGCGCGGGTATTGGGGTAAAGGGCTTGCTGAGATACTTGCCCCGATTCAGGTCGAGATTAACAAGTCTCTGAAGAAGATACAGCTCAGCTTGCACTTGGCCTCTCCGCATGTGTTTGTTCGGCCTGGCACTGTCATTAATCAGCAAGCAATCAGTAACGAAATTTGGAGCATCATCGAAACAACGGAAAAGCCAGACTTCTCCCCAACTGCATCTGTTCCTGCTGACCTTTATCAGCATGTTCGTGATTTGTATCAGCGCGCATTCCAAGAGGCAGGCGTAAGCGAGCTGGCATCTCAAGCCCGAAAGCCATCAGGACTCAACAGCGGTGCGGCTCTTGCTGAATACAATGACATTGCATCTGCAAGATTCGTCGCAGTGTCTAAGCGGCTTGAAAGATTTTACTTAGCGTGTGCAAATAAGCTCATAAGATGCGCCAAAGAATTGTATGATGAAGATGGTGATTTTGAAATGACAGCGCGCGACAGGAAATTCATTCAGACAATCAAATGGTCTGACGTCAACATGGATGATGACGCATACTCGCTACAAGTGTTCCCAGTATCATTTTTTCCCACAACACCAGCGGGAAAATTTGAGCTTATAGAGCGCCTTATGCAGTCTCAACTTATAGGCAAAGATGAAGCCGCCGCGCTTATGGATTTTCCTGATACGGAATCCGTTGTCTCTGCGCAGAATGCTCCTTATGAGCTCATTATGATGCATATAGGGCAGATTTTAGAAAAAGGTGAATACGACCCGCCAGAGCCTCAAATGAACCTTGAGCTTGCGCTAAAAATGTTTTTGCTACACTACCAAAAAGCAAAGATGGACAAAGCACCGCAAGAACGACTTGATTTGATGCTTCAGTATATGGAAGAAATCAAAAATCTGTTACAGCCAGAGCAGCCAATGCCAATGCCAGCGGGGGTTCAACAAGGACCCCCGCCGCTAGGCCCGCAAGGTCCAGGGCTGCCCATGCCTCCGATGGGGGGCATGCCCATGCCTCCTATCCCTTCCCAAAACTAGACAACAAAAGGTAAATGTATGTCAGACACCATACAACAACAGAATGCGGAGTCGTCTCAGCAAGTGCAACCTTCGGACGTTGCCGAGCAAGAAGCAAAGACAGCAACGCCAGAGCCAACCATCGACCCTCAGACAGCTAAGAGGCTTGAACTGATTGCAAAGCAGGAAAGGCAATTCAGGGAGCGAGAAAAAGCTGTTAAAGCCCGTGAGCTGGAGCTCTCAGAGGCTAAGAAGCTGCTTGATACGTTCTCCGACGACGACAAAATCATCGAGTACTTGGAATCTAAAAAGCCAGACACGTTTAAAAAATGGGCTAATCGCATCATCGGCGAAGAAAGGCCTGACCCCGCATCTAAAGCACTGTCTGAAGTCCAGCAGCTTAAAGCGCACATTGAAAAACTTGAATCAGAGCGCAAGCAACAGGCGGAAGCGGCTGCGTGGAATAATTTTGTGGATACAACGGTTAAGCAAGTGCAGACACAAGAAGAAAAGTATCCGTTGGTTGTTTCTGAAGGGGCAGAGGCTGAAGTAGCTGAATACATCCGACTTCATTACGACAAACATCAAGAGGTCTTGAATGTTGACGCCGCCGCCGAAATAGTAGAAAACTACCTTAGAGAACGGTATGCTAAAGCATTGAAGCATGGGGGTGCGCAAAAACTCCTTACCTCGATGCTGCCGACTCCACAGGTACCTGAAAAGTCCGAACAGAAACAGGGCTCTAATGCAATGAAAACTTTAACTACACGCGCTGTTTCTCAAGCAACGGCTCGAAAGTCTCGCAGTGATGTGAGTCATGACGATGCGTGGGCTGAGATACTCGCTAAAATGTAGTGGCCCTAGGGCTGCTACAGGAGCCCTTAATGAGCTTATCAGTATCGGATTACACACCGCTTCTTAGAGAATACTACACTGACGACCGCGTACGCGAATTGGTGTACAAAAACAACCCTTTGCTTGCCATGATGGCAAAAATGGAAGATTTTGAAGGTTACGACCTTCCTATTCCATGCATCATTGCCGATTCGCAAGGCGCGAGCCGCACGTTTTCGGAAGCTGTGACTTCCAAGAACAGCTTATCCTCCAAAGCGTTTAAGCTCACTACAGTAAACGACTACTCGCTGGCTAGCATTGACCGAAAAACCATCATGTTGTCGGCCAGCAAAAAAGGCGCGTGGCTGCCCGCTGCTAAAACAGCCATTGATTCTGCTTTGCGGACCTCCACACGACGCCTTGCGATTGGCATGTACCGTGGGGCTTCTGGGAGCATCGGCCGCGTTTCCACCGCATACACATCTGGCGTAGCGGTGACTCTTTCCGATATCAACGATGTGACAAATTTTGAGGTCGGCCAAAGATTGGTGTTCTCCTCTGCCGATGGCGGTGGCTCGCTTAAAAACGGGTACACAACCGTTTCTTCATTGAACCGCGACACTGGGGTTTTGACGCTTGCAGCGGACATTTCCGCTTGGGCGACATCTCCAGGCGCAGCAAGTGACTATATTTTTGTGGCTGGTGACTATGACTTGGCTATGTCTGGCCTTGGTGCGTGGTTGCCATCCTCTGCTCCTGGCTCTACAGCGTTCTTTTCTGTGGACCGCAGCGTAGACCCAGTACGTTTGGGCGGCGTGCGCGTCACTGGCACATCGATGCCCATTGAAGAGGCTTTGCTGAAAGCCTGCTCTCGCGTTGTCCGCGAAGGTGGCAATCCAGATGCTATCTTTTTGAACCCTGTGCAATTCCATCAATTGATTCTTTCTTTGGGGTCAAAAGTCCAACGTACTGTGGCAGAAGTCGGCAAGCTCGGCTTTTCGGCTGTTGAACTTTATCATGATGGCGGTATGGCAAAAGTCTTCGGTGACATGAATTGTCCCGCCAACGTTGCGTATGTTTTACAAATGGACTCGTGGAAATTGTACTCCGCAGGCCCTGCGTGTGACATTTTCGACAAAGACAGCGACCAGAAAATGCTTCGTGAAGCGTCTTCTGATTCGTACGAAGTGCGTGTGGGCGGATATTATAACCTTGGCTGCAACGCGCCTGGGTTTAACGCCCGCGTTTCGTTAACATCCGTGACGTACTAAGGGGGAGTACTATGTCAAATAAAGACGCCTCACTTGTACGCGCGAAAGACAAAGAAGTGCAACTCCTGTATGGGGTTATTACGTTCGGTGCCTCTGGTGCTGTATCGTCTGAAACCTCGTTTGGGTTTGCGTTTACAAAGCCATCAGGAACAGGCCTTTATCGGATCACTCTTGAGGACGATTGGCCAGAGTTGCTTGGCTTGTTTTTGACTGTCACTGCTGGCACTGCGGCCGACGTTATGTGGCAGCAAAAAACCGATTTATCAAGTCGGGTGATTGATGTCTCTCACTTGTCCGCAGGTGTTGCCGCAAATGCCACAAGCGGACACAAGCTAAGTGTGATGCTTGTCCTCAAAAACTCAACGGTGGCTCCATGAAAGGCAAATTAGCTTTGGCTATTTTGTCCTCGAAGCCAAAGACCAAAGAGGACGAAAAAGAAGAAACCACCGACAGCGAAATGGCGGATGCTGCCTTTGATTCTTTTTTTGCGGCGGTGAAAAAGGGAGACAAGGAAGCGGCCAAGTCTTCGCTGAAGGCATTTCTTCATGAGTGTTCCGAATATTGATGTGATGTGATGCACAGGGGGCTGTTTGTATGGCGAACGACGTAACGCTGAGTGACTTGCGCACACGGGCAAAAAATCGTGCCGACATGGCAAGCAGCTCCTTTGTGTCTGATGCAGAGTGGAAAGATTACATCAATGAAGGAATCTCAGAACTTCATGACATCATTGTAGCAAATTACGAAAATCAAATAATCACCAGCAAGACCGTGTCTCTTGTTGCTGGAACAGATACGTACGTATTGCCTTCAGACGTTTATAAAGTTGTAGGCATGGATTATGAAACAGGCTCTCAGCGGTACACGCTAAGACGTTTTATGTGGGCCGAAAGAAACCGTTATAGGCAAACCATCTTGCATAGCGGAGTGGATGTATTTGGCGGGCCTTATTACGAATACAGCCTTGAGGGTAATAATTTCCGAATGATTCCACTTCCTAGCTCATCAGCTACTATACGGATTTGGTATGTCCCCCAATGCGTCAATCTTTCTCTTGATACGGACGTGGTGAATTACACCGTAGTGCGTGGGTGGGAACAGTTCATTATTCTTACGTCAGCCATTAAAGCATTGGCAAAAGAAGAGACAGACACAACCACATTGCAAAACGAAAAAGCCGAATTAAAACAAAGGCTTGTTCTGATGAGTGCACAGAAAGACATCTCAGAGCCAGCGCGCGTGTATGATGTGGACGATGCTTACACGAGGCGTTGGACATGGCGATAACGGCACCCAGAAGCGTTAACACACAAGATTTTGCCACACAATTCACTTTTGATTCTGTGGCTAAAGTTGTGGATGACTTGAATAAAATCGGCTTCGTGAACGGCCGACATGTTGACGATATAGTGATACAAACGGGCACACCAAAACCCGTCAATCACCTTATGCGCGTTGCACCTCGCGGTTATGTGATTGTGAAGCAAAACGCAAACGCTGTTATTTGGCAATCTTCAATCACGAGCACGGAGATTGTGCTTAATGCCAGTGCTGATGTGACTATCAGTTTATGGGTGTATGTATGACGCTGGTAAAACAAATAGTGTCATACAAGCTTTATGGCGGACTTCAGACGAAAGCCGACGAAAAGCTCGTCCAGCAACCAGCAGTGAGCAGGCTTCAAGACGCGGTTTTCGACACAACAGGAGCAGTCAAGAAACGACATGGGTA